CCGTAAGGGTATCAACGACCTCGACTACAATACCGTCGTCGCTGAACTGAAGGCCGCAGCCTCCACACCTGATGCTCCAGCACCTGTCACCACCACCACTGCACCTGTGGTTCCAGCCAAACCGGGCATCCCGGCTAAGCCCGGTGTACCCGTCAAACCCGGCGTACCGGCTGCTCCGAAGAAAGCCTCTATCGAAGCACTGAACACCCTGACCAACGATTTCGGTGTGGACTACGATCTGGTGACTTCCGAGCTGTTCGCCAAGCACGGTGCCACCACCTATAACGAAATCCCGGCGACAGCCATCGGTGAAGTGATGGAGTCGGCTAAGAAGTGGGTGGAGAGCCTGACCAGTATTACTGATGAGTGTGACACTCTGAACAAACTGGCCGAAGGTACCGACCTCCAAAAAGATGTAACAGATGGTGTCAACACCTTCATCGAAACCCATGGCGGTAAAGACGGCAAGATTGGCACAGTACCCTACAGCGCCACCCATGCCCTGTTCATGGACCTGGCCACTTATGCCAATCAGTGGGATGACTATTTTAAATCACTGACCCCAGCGAGCGAGTAAACCATGACTGAGCACCGGTGCGGGAACACTGTGCCGGTTTAACTAAACCAGAGGGTAAAACATCATGGGCATAAATGTAACACTGTTGGTTGATAACGTAGAAGTCACTCCTCACAATCAGATTCGAGTACAAGTGGACCTGACCGAAGTAGAAACTGACGACATGTTGGCACACATCAGTATCAATGACGTGCTGAATTACTATGGTCAGTCTGACCTTCTCGACGCCATCGGCAAGAGTGAAGCGGTCGAACACTTCGGTATCGAAGAGGCTGAATGACCATGACCGAGCACAGTGTATTCAGTTTCTCTGGCTCTGACCGATGGATTGAGGGTCATTGTCCGGCCAGTATCAGGATGAGTCGTGGTTATCCGAACACCTCGAACCCTGCTGCTGAACGAGGTACCTGTGCTCATGCTTTGGGTGAGTTTTCGATAGGGCTTGGTGTGGATGTCCGGGACTGTCTCGGTCAGGTCTTCAACCACATCGCCGTGGACCATAAGATGACTGACGATGTGGCTATCTACACCGGATACGCGAATCGTCAGGCCATTCTCTACGGTGTCAAGCCCTTACTCGAACAACGTGTCGTCATGTCGTCAATGGGCCGCACCGATGTATTCGGTACCTCTGATTGCAACTTCCTGGTTCCACAACAGGGAGTAATTGAGATCACCGACTACAAGAATGGTTATGGAATTGTCGAGGTGGATGACAATTCCCAAACCATCGGCTATGCGATTGCTGCTCTGGACACATTCAACATGTGGGATTCGTGTCATACGGTCCACAATACGATTGTCCAACCAAACGGCAACCACATCGATGGTCCCGTTCGCACAGCGACCTACACCATTGGTCAGATGAGGGATTGGCAGGAGAAGTTTCGCCGGTCAATCGCTCTGGCTGAAGACAAGACGCAGAAACCCAATGCAGGAGACTGGTGTTACTACTGCCCCGCTCAGGCTAACTGTCGAGCCCGTATCGAGTGGGTGCTCGAACATGCTTACACCGATGTCCCGTTCGAGGAGTTATCCATCCCCGAGCTGGAGAAGATTTACCGGGAGATTGGTTCCACAAAAGTGTTCCTCGACAGGGTAGAATCTCGAGTGCTCAGCCTGGCGCTGAACGGCAAGCGATTCGAGGGGTATAAGGTGGTCATGTCTTACGGACGTGCAGCCTGCAAGGATGAGAACGCGTTGGTTGAGGATGCTGTCAGTCTCGGGGTTGACCCAGCTGACCTGTTCAGGACCACGCTTAAGAGCAAGACCGACATCAAACGGATACTGCCCGATAAAGTGGTGAACAAGCATTTCGTGTCACCGGAACCAGGTAAGAAACTGGTCCCCATGCACGACAACTCACCGGCATTACGGAACAACTCAGCAACAGAGGCGTTTGCCTCGTTTAAACTGTAAGGATATGAAATGGCTAACGTAATTATCATCACCGATATCTGTCGTGCTTCTTATGTTCACCTGGATAAACCGTTTGGTTTCAATGATGACAAAGAACCCAAGTACGCGCTTGCTGCAATGTTTCCGAAAAGTGGTCAAGGCGCTATTGCGGGTCTAGGTGTTAACTTCCCATCCAGTCGCAACAGCATTGTTGACGCAATCAAACAAGTGGTGCGTGAAGAGTTCGGGTTTGAGTTCGACCCTGAAAATCAGGACCTCTGCAAACAGTACGGAATCCAGTTCCCTCCCAATTTCAAGGACGGTGATAAAGTATTCCAGAAGGACGAAAAAGGTTTCCCGATCCCTGGTCAGGTTGACCCCATTCAGGGCGGTCACTACATCCTCAATCTGAAAGCTGACGCCGATTCTCAACCAGGGTGTGTATCCGGTAAGACCATCACTCCGATAGCTCCCACAGCGGTCTATTCCGGGTGCTGGGTACGCTGCCAGATTGAAGTCAGTGCCTTCACCACCAAAGTCCCGAGCCGCATTATCTCGGTCAGATTGCTCAACGTCATGATGTGCTATGACGACGAGGCTTTCGGTGCAGCCGGTCCTAAGCAGGATGCAACATCAGCCTTTGCTGGACTGGCTGTGGCGAACAGTAACCTGTCTGCTGGTGTTGGTCAGGGTAACTTCCAGCCAGTCGCTCAGGCCCCGGCCAAGCCGACTCCACCTAAGCCAGTACCTGTGGTTCAGGTTACGCCTAAGCTGGTCATGAACACCGACTGCGAGTACAGCTATGACGATCTGAAAGGTGCTGGGTTTACCGACGCTCAGATGGTGGAAGGCGGTTACGCTACTATGCAGGTACCGACCAAACCTATCCCGGTGGCACCTCCAGCAAAGCCCGCTGCTCCGACACCTCCTGCGAAGCCGGTGATTCCCACTACTGGGACTGTGATTATGAAACCGGGCAGTGAGTACACCTATGAGCAACTGAGTAAAGAGTTCGGCTGGACCGACGATGAGATCGTCACCGGGGGCTATGCCACTCCGAACTTTACTAACCCCCAATAGATAGGTAAACCCCATGGCACGACGAGTGATTAAGGGTAGACGGATGAGTCATCGTCTGAAGGGTGGACCGTTCGACGGACAGACTGTCGGTCTGTACTCACCAGGTACCCTGACATTCTCGTGCCGTGGTTTTACTGGGCGATACGATAATCAGGGAGTGTGGGTGGAGACTGATGGCAAAAACACCTGAAGGTAAAGCATCTCTGGATGTGAGGCTGAGGGCCAATGCCAAGGGTTGTCGTCTCTATAAGAACAACTCGGGTGTGGCCTTCTCATCTGACAACCGACCAGTGTTTTTCGGCCTGGGTAACGATGGAACCAAGGACAAGGAGTCCATCCGAACACCTGACTGGGTAGGCTGGTTGAACGTGGTAATTACCCCGGAAATGGTAGGTAAGTCAATACCTGTTTTCACGGCTATCGACGCGAAGAAAGTAGGATTTATACCTAAAAAGTCATACCCTGTCGGGACGCGAGAATACGGTCAGCAGAAGTTTTTTAACATAGTGATTGACTCGAATGGGCTTGCCGGTTTCGCCACAAACGCCCAAGATGTTGACCTTCTCATTTACGAGTTTTACCGGAGAATTATGGAATGACCAGACTAGACCAGATCAAGGAAGCTGCTGCTGAGTACGATAAACGGCAACAGACTCTTTATAAAAACGTCGATGCAGGTGACCGCATCAAGCAACTGATTGAACAGTATGGCATTGAAGATGTAATGGCAGCCAGTGGGTTGAAGATGTCCACCCTTAGCCAGTACATGTATAAGTCCAACAACCTCAAGGCTGCCACACGGGTCCTGGGTAAACTGGAAGCTGTTCTCTCTCAGTTCTAACCCGAGGTACCGGTATGCTGGACAATCATCAAGCGCGGCGGTTTATCACCGCGCTGACCGGGTCGCTTTCCTCTCCGGTTACCTTCCAGACGTTTTACGACCCTAAGCCTGAGCACGGGCCTACACCTGACGGCGTTTACCCAGAGACCTGGACAGCCACGCTCGATGACTCGCTGGAGTTCCTCGACTACAAACAGTCTCAGAAATGCGGCGTTTACGTCTGTATCAACGGCACTGATGGTCATGGTCGTGACACTGATAACATTATCAGTCTGCGAACCATGCTAGTTGATTTCGACGGGATGTGTGAACCAGAGTGGGCATTGCCGCGGCATTTAGTTCAAAAACGTGACGAAACTCACGGTCACGCATTCTGGTTTATCAATTCTGATGACCTGAGTCATGACGAGTGGACAATTCTTCAGAAACAACTGTCGATGTTCTACGGCTCAGACAGCCAGGTTATTGATCCTGCTCGAGTTATCCGGGTGCCGGGTAGTCAGCACTGGAAAAACCCGAGTCACCCTGAATGTTATAACATAACACTCGACAACAGTGGCACCGGCCACCGGTACGAGGTCAGTGACATCCGTGATGCCCACATGCTTGACGCTGCCCGCGATGCTGAGCTGAACCGCTGGGCCAGTGCTCGGGATGGTAGCCAGACAGGGGCTGGTTATGACAACGACGCATGGGAGATAAGTCGGTTTGTCTCGTTCGCCACTCATGCCGCACATCCAGCCGTGCAGGGCAGCGGCAGCCTGGAGCTGTTCCGAGTGGCCTGTTATGGACACGACCATGGTATCGACCAGGAACACGCGCTGGACGTCCTGTGGGAGCACTACAATCCACGGTGTGAACCAGCATGGGGAGAGCACGAGAAAGACCATTTCGAGAGCGTTATCGCCCGTGCTTATAAATACCCGTCGTCAGCGGCTGGTTGCAAATCTACCAAGACGATGTTTCAGGCACTCCCGGCGTTACAGGAACCATCCTGTGGCTGGGAGAAGATGCACGAGACGTTTCATAACCCGGTAACGCTCGACGTCACTGGTGTCCACGTCACGCCGTCACTCCCCCTGATATCGGAGACGGTGAACCGAGGCACCCGTATATCTAACCAGAGCGCACTGGTTCTCGGCTCGACACTCACCGCTAAATCCAGCCATTATGATTTCGGCCTGACGTACCTGGGCCTGAAGTATGACGGAATAAACCTCATCCGATCGGCTGGTCAGTATTTCCAGTTCACTGGGCGTTCATGGGAGATGGTCAGTGATGACGTTATCAAGGCTGAGATACAGCGGGCATTCCACGTTTATAAACCAGCAGACAGTCTCACATCTGGTATCTCCAGGATTGTCATGGATTTGACGAACGTACCGAAAGTCGAGAACGGCACCTGGTTGACCGACCTCACCCGCGACACCAGTAACCTCGCTGTGTTCAGGAATGGTCTGGTTGACCTGAACGACCCTGCGCTGACGGTACACCCACACAGCCATGAATTTTTCGTGCTCAATGAGCTGGACTATGACTTCACCCCCGGTGCTGCTTGCCCTACTTGGTTGAATTTCCTCAGCAGCATCTGGGGTGCCAATGAAGACCTCAAGGCCCAGCTTCAGGAGTACATGGGGTATTGCCTGGTTGCTGATTCTACCCTTCAGAAGTTCGCCATCTTCGTCGGTAAATCCCGCGCCGGTAAGGGCACTATCACCCGCGTGATGACAACCATGGTGGGCAAGGAGAACATGACATCGCCCAGCCTGAGCAACCTGGTCAAGGACTCTGCCCTGTACGAGATGAGCAAGTCGTCACTGACCCTGATACCCGAGGCGCATGACCTACACCCGAGCATCCGTGACAGTGTGCTGAGTAACCTGAAGTCCATCACAGGGGGTGACCCGGTGACTTACCACGTCATGTATAAGGGCGGCCAGTCCAGTGTGTTCAGTACTAAGGTGGTTATCAGTACAAACAACATGCCCCGTTTCAACGACCCGTCAGGCGCACTGATGAACCGGGGTCTGGTGTTCCCGTTTACCCGCTCATTCGCTGGTAACGAGGACACCGCACTGGACCATAAGCTGGCTGCTGAGATGGCCGGTATCACCCAGTGGGCCATTGAGGGGCTGCGTCGGCTGCGTCGGAACCATGGTAGGTTCACCGAGTCAGCAGCCGGGCGGGAGCTGCGGGATGAGATACGTAAAGACATGTTCCCACTGTCTGGTTTCGTTGACGACTGCGTAGTCATGGACTCGTCAGGGTTTGCTCCGCTGGAAGACCTCTACAAAGCCTATCGGGTGTGGTCATCGTCTGAGGGGATGAAGTCGTACATGACTAAAGTGGTGTTCAACCAAGTGCTGCGTAACTCGGCACTGGACATCATCCATCAGAACAATGGTTACCACGGTATGACCGTCCGACCGATGTTCCTGGCTGAAAATGTTTTGCAGTTTAAGAATAGGTAAGGTCTTTACTTACTGTGTGGATGGGTATAACCTTTACTCATTCACACAGACCACACCACCAGACGGAGATATTGAGATGAAAGAACTTGTGATGCCGATACATGACTTTGCGGTAATTGAAGTAGGTTATTCAGACGCAGATATTCTGTCAAAAAGTCTTGAATCAACAATAAATAAAATTGTTTTGATTGGTTTCAACATGGACGGTTCTGACATTACAACAGACAATACTCACACTTTCTCTAATGATGAATTCATTTATCCCGAACTCATCAAAGGTGCCAGTGTATTGTCTCTGCAATTCGGACAAAGCCATGAAGATGACAATTACATGATTGGCTTACTCACAAAAGAGTTAAATAATGTAAAACGTGTATTTTTCAACGATATTGAAGTAGACCCTCGGACTGTAGCTACCTTGATTTATAAATTCAAATCAACAACTAGGTTCAAAGAAAACCAATTCCCACTTTCTCATCATAATGTTAGGCATATCGCTACATTCTTCGAAACACTTGGTGTATCTCATGACCAAATACATTGGGATGAACCTGAGTGGTTAGACTTCAGCAAGTTCGGACACAAAGCTCTTTACTTAGCTAAGAAAATACAAATGGCTCCAGACTGCGCATAAACCACCAAGTATGTGATGGTCAGGTTAAATGTATCTGGCCATCTAATCGGAGAAATCAAACCAATGAAATCCTATCGAATCAGCGGATACCACCGCTTCACCGAAAAATATGAAGTTGTGCAGGCTATCGGTTGGGACTTAGAACAGGCCATGCAGTTATTCGGTCTCACCCACGTTCGGCTGGTTCCATTGGACCGGGATGGAGTGGCGTTATGACTATCGCTATCATCCTCTCAGCCGCATTCATGATATTCGCGGTATGTGCGTCTATCTATGAAATGGTTGAGGTCCCGTGGGAACGAAACCTTCTGATGCTGGCTGTGGCTGCCGGGATATCCCGGCTTACTTATCTGGTGGTGACATGACCGACTACGCCTACGACATCGAGTGCATGAGTAATTTCTTCTCCATCATAGTCACCCGTATCGAGGACAGTGTCTCATGGTGTTATGTCATTACCCCATGGTTGAACCAGGGGCGTGAGCTGAATGTCTTCCTGCATCAACTGAGGGATTCTGGCGCACGGATGGTGGGGTACAACAACGTTCACTATGACTACCCTGTCATCCACTTCCTGATGGAGCATAACGGGCTGGTCAACAATGCCATGCTGTACCAGAAGTCGATGACTATCATCAATTCCGATTTCAATGACTTCTCTCACATGATATGGGAGAACGACCGGTTTATTCCTCAGCTCGACCTGATGAAGATCCACCACTTCGACAACCGGGCCAAGCGAACCAGTCTGAAGCTACTGGAGTTCAACATGCGGATGGACTCTATCGAAGAACTGGAGTTGGACTTTAACCGTCCAGTGAAACCGAGTCAGGTCGATACTGTCCTCGCCTACAACAACCACGATGTCAACGCCACGGCGCTGTTCTACAACTACAGCCGGGCCGAGATAGCATTCCGTGATGCACTGACTACCCGTTATCAAAAAGACTTCACCAACCACAACGATACCAAGATAGGCCAAGACTTCTTCGTCATGGAGCTTGCCAAGCGTGGTATCAAAGCGGGTAAGTGGAACCAGACCCATAGGATGTCTATCCCTGTGGCTGACATCATCCTGCCCTACGTGTCGTTCACTCGACCCGAGTTCAACGGGATACTCGACTTCTTCCGTGAGTCTGTCATCAACCCCGAGCAGATAAAGGGGTTCTTCACTGGGGTCAGTTGCACTATTGACGGTTTCCAGTTCGACTTCGGCGCTGGTGGTATCCACGGGTCGGTGAATCGGGAGATTGTGGTTCCGCCCCCTGGTTGGATACTGAAGGATTCAGACGTCAGTTCCTACTATCCGAACCTTGCCATCGCTAACCGGTTCTTCCCGCTGCACTTGGGAGAGGATTTTTGTGATGTGTACCTCGACGTCTACAACCAGCGCAAGCAGTACCCGAAGAAGACGGCTGAGAACAACATGCTCAAGCTGGCGCTGAACGGGGTATACGGCAAGTCGAACGACAAACACTCGCCATTCTATGACCCTCAGTACACGATGAGCATCACCATCAACGGACAGCTCCTGCTGTGTATGCTTGCTGAAAAGCTGATGGAAATCCCGGACTTGAAGATGGTTCAGATCAACACGGACGGTCTGACCTATCTCTACCGGGAGGAATACGATGACCAGGTGGTCGCCATAGGTAAGTGGTGGGAGTCACTGACCATGCTGGAGTTGGAGCATGTGAACTACTCGAAATTCGCGGCGCGAGATGTCAACAGCTATCTGGCGATAACAGTCCCATACGTCAAAGCCGGTAAACTGACACCACCCAAGGTCAAACGCATCGGTGCCTACGCCTATACCCGCGCCTCTGAAGACTCTGGAACCAGGGAGCTGCCCTGGCATAAGGACCACGGGGCCATCGTGGTAGCGAAGGCTGCTGAGGCTGCTCTGGTGCGGGGTGAGAACATCGAGGTGTTCATCCGCAATCACGTTAAGACTGACCCGCTCGACTTCATGCTGAGGACTAAGGTAAACCGGAATGACCGGCTGGTTCTGGGTGAGGTCGAGCAGCAGCGAGTCACCCGCTATTACGTCAGCACTGACGGTGGGTACCTGATTAAACTCATGGACCCGACCGCTGACCAGGTGAAGAAGTGGCAGAACGGTAACCACTGGCGACACAGTAAAACCGGTGTCCATAAAATGGCAGGTAAGCAACCGTCACGGATGTGGGATGCCTGTGAACCACCTACGCCAGAACCACCTACCCGCCGCACCGGGGTAGAGGCTGGACACCGGGTGACTGTGTGCAACCGTCTCGCCGGTATGGACTTGAGTAATGTGGATATTAGTTATTATGTTAACCGGGCTCGTAAGCTGGTTGACCCGTTATTGATGGAAGTGGAGGTAGTGGAATGAGTAACATAATGCTCGATTTAGAAACCATGGGTACTGGCCCGAATGCTGCAATCATAGCGATAGGTGCTGTAGCGTTTAAACAGTCAGGTATCACCCACACATATTACCGACAGGTGTCGCTGGCGTCATCCGTATCAATTGGTCTTGACTGTGACCCATCCACCATCATGTGGTGGATGCAACAATCTGATGAGGCTCGCGCTGCATTTACAGACAACGAACAAGCAATGCATATCTGCGAGGCGTTGGCTGAGTTTGCAGACTGGTTTAATGAGGTCGAGGGCGTCGAAGTGTGGGGTAACGGCGCTGCTTTCGATAATGTAATCCTGGCAAACGCTTATCGAAAGAATGGTGTTGTTAAGCCCTGGGAATTCTGGAATGACAGGTGTTATCGAACAATCAGATTACTTTATCCAGACATTAAATTGGAACGGACAGGCACCCACCATAACGCGGTAGATGATGCTAAAAGTCAGACTTTACACTTGATTGAAATTTTCAATGAAATGGAGCTGACGCTATGAGGATTAAGGTCGGTATAAAGGTGAAATGGTGGGTCGTACCATACCTGAAGACACTGGCACTCTGGTGCAAGACATTTAACTGTGAACCAGATTACAAGAAGGTCGAAAAAATTGTGGTGAAGGGTATCAAACTGGGGAGAATTGAACATGAATGACGACATTTATTTAACCATAAGCACTGATGGTAATGGACGCATGATCGTGGTTGACCAGAATGGGCGAAAAGTTCATGGGGTAACATTCATTGAACATACGGCTGAAGTCGGTGCTTATCAAAAAGCGACAACTACTTTCTTTTGTTATAACACTGCCGGGGAAACCATACTCAACGGATAAACCAAAGGCCCCTCACGGGGCCATACCACTTACACCACATCCTGGTCATTACGATAATACCGGGCATCATAGTTAATCGACGTCACCGTGTTTGTCTCGTTACCAGCATCATCCAGCTTGAACTCAATAGTCTGTGGCAGCAGTGCCATGGACTCTCTGAGCTGTTCTGACACCATCACATACTTAGTCCGGTCCATCTGGTAGCCATCATAGATAGGCTCTACTGGAAGCGACGAGAGGGCCACCCTGAAGTCATCGACGCGAGTACACAGAATGGGGTCACTGTTGTAGCCGGTCGCTGTGGTGAATGTGATGTAGTGGTCCTCGCCAGCAGTGAATGCCACTGGTTCCGACAACTCGACAACCAAGCCAGAAACCTCGACCACCTCACCGTCATAAATCCGATATCCATCTTCTACTCCATCACGGGCTACAAATCGGGTGCCGTCCGGGCTGTCGATACGACGACCAGGGATAATGTTACGACCGAACTCGTCCACCTCGAACGTGATGGACTGGCGATTGTAAATCTGCTTGTTAAACGACCGGTAAGCGAATTTATAAGCCTGCTCCCGAGTGATACAACCAAGCAACTCAACCCGCTCAGGATTCGTCGCTGACCGGTCTTCAGGCACGTAGAATGTCTCGCTCACCCCATTCTCGCTGTCACGCCATGTGACCTCGACACCATTGTACTGACGCTCAAAAATATCCTCTCTGACCTCGCTGTCAGGCATCTTATTACGACAGGTTATCTGCATGGACGAGACATCCTGACGACGCTCGAACGACAGGTCATACACACCATTCTGGGTATACGGTCGGCATCCGATAACATTAGCCAACTGGATGAAACAGTCCTGATAGGTGACCTGGGTATCATCGAAGTCATACCCGAACCGAACCATCTGGGACGACTCGTAGTATTCCTCAATCTGCGGGGAGAGTAGCAACCAGCCGTCAGCGTTAATGTTATCCAGTGTCAGCCGTCCGACGAACGGGTCCAACGACATGTGAATAAGCACCTGAGCGAAATTATCCGTCGCGTATGACTCGGGTGGGCCGAACACGCCGTTCCCCATGTACTGGGTGACCATCCGAGTGACATCCACATTCTGTTTACGCTCTTTTATCAGGCGTGATTGACTGTTACTCGGGATGACCACGTGGGCCAGGGTGACATCACCGAAATCAACAGGAGGGTTGTTCTCGAATGAATAGAGGTCACGCCACTCGATAATGTCCACGTTAGCGATGTTATCTGATTTATCCCGGTCAGTCGTGCGAACAGCAGACACCTGACTCTGGTTGTACGGCAGCACGAGTCGTTTAGTCTGGAACACCGATTTACGGGTGCTGTTATTACTCTCATACACCACCGGGAATACCGTACTGTTACCCGTGACATTCCCGGTGGTGTCGAGTTCTTCGATCAGTATTTCGATGTTCGCGGATATTTTCTGTTCTTTGTTCTGGTCGAGCTTATAGAAACCAGATGCACTGACAAAATTCAAGATAAGCTCATCAGCGTCATCGTGAACCCGGAACGGTCCGATGTACCCATCAATCACTTCCCCTGACAACGGGGTCGGGTCGAACGCTGTCACCGTGACAGGGTGAGTTCTTGCCACATCAGTGAACCAGGGGCCTGACGTTACCGGTGTGAGCGGTGTGTAGAAATCAACAGTGGGCGTGACACCAGTCAGGTGCCAGTACAACTCAGGGACAGCGTAATTACTCATGGCAGCCCATGCCGCACTGACTTCAGGTGGTGCATCTGGTGGGATTGCCAGCGTGACAGTATCCTCAGTCACAGCAGTGACTACATACTCCAGCATCCCGCCGCCACCGAGGTCAACCGGGTCAGCCTTTGCAGCGAATGCTTGTCCAGCAGGAATAGTGACACTGTACAGTGTGACTGACGCTGGTGTGTCTGGACCCATATAGTAGAAGTCTTTCAGGTACACCACACTGTCAACCTGGAAACTGTTCATCAACTCAAAACCATCGGGACGGTCTACCACGGTCATGGTGGTTCCGGTGATTTTCCATGTGGCCCCGAGCGAGTTATCGAGGTCGTTCGGTGGCAGTAACTCAGCCGGGTTGAGGTCATTGGACTGACGGTAAACCCCGATTTTCTCGGAGATAGGTGAACCAATCTGGAATGAGGGTGACCCGTTACCCGGCCAAGTACCCGGTTCATACTTGCTGAGTTGAGCGTTGGGGATATCGATGATGCGGGTCTCGCCGTCATACCACCGGTCTTCGTTGGTCTGGTATCGTCCACGACCGAGACACAGCAACAGGATTTCAGCCTCTTGGTTGTTTATCCCCACCCGATACGGGTATTGCCAGAGTGGGGGCATGTGTTTTGCCACGTAACCGAAGAGGTCGTCAATGCGCTGACCGACACGAGGTTCGTTCTGGCTCTCCCCGAGCTTGTTGGTTGCGCTCTGCTGGCTCGTTGCTGGTGCTGGTGCAGATACGCTCGGCATGAGCAACACGGTCGCCACAGCCGTCACCAGCGCGATTGCTGCATACACCCACATGTCAGGTGTGCGTGGCATGGCGCTGTCATGAGTGATGGCTATTACGCCATGGTCTAGCTCAAGGATGTGGTGAAGCTCAACACCCAGCACTTCACCGTCGAAATAGCGAAGGTCGAGTATCTCGTCTCGGGTGAAAAAGTTACCCCGGACAAAATCGATGACACGGGGATGGTTGGATTCAATACACTCGCCGGTTAGCGGGTCTTTGTAGTATTTGATGGTGACCATAGCCAGAATGATACCTCGTCGTAGTTTCGTTTGATGACACCTAAATCCCAGTGTACCACTGCGCCGAGGGCATTTCCCGCCTTGTAATTGTGATAGACACCATAGTCTGCATAGACACCCACATGACGCTCACCCGCCTTAGTCATGAGAACCAGGCAGTCACTGACAGGGGTCTGGATAGGGGTGAAGTGCCTGCGCATCCAGACCACGAACGAGGTCTCGAATGCGTGTGACACTGGGATGTCAATACCGAGTCGGTCACGGTACCACTGTGCCACGAAATGAGCACAGTGGTAGTTCTTGATGTCGTAGTGTTTGCCGACCAGTGTCACTGGAAGCCTTTCAGCATAGGTACCCTGGTTGTCGTAGCGACCTCACCCGTGGCGTAGTCGTTGGATGGCTTGGTGGTGATGTTAAACACAGCACCTTGAGCGCCCCTCCTCATTTTTCTTACTGGTAACTTTATAGGTGCCGTTTTTATCGGGCTGACTTCACCGTTGCGGTAAAGCACGTAACCACGGGAGGTAAACACAGGCAGCTCGTCACCGTTTACGTCCGGGTCATACCTGTCACGTTCAGCAGCGATGATATCGTTGACCATCTGGATATTGATGTTGCGCTCGTAATTCAGATCAGCATTGCTGCTGGCCTGGTCGAGCGTCATCGGTGCATAGTCCACATCGACCACTTCTCCGGTCTCCAGCGTGACCTGGATTGGCTCAGTCACCTGTCGCTGGAGATAATAGGTTTTGCTGAACCAACTGGCAGACAAGGAAATGACTTCCAGCCGGGTTCTATCGACTGGAGCACTCGCGTCAATCATCAGGATTTCGTCATCAGTGAGCATTGGTGGGCCACCCGTCAGTCATGGTGTTCATCAGGTCCAGATAGTGGCACATGTCATCACCGATGCAGCGGTAGAGCGGGTACATCAGTGCATCCAGACACTCATCCCGAGCACTGAATATCTCAAGCTGGACGGTGACAGTACCACGCAGGGCATTGACCTCTGTGTGGTTCCAATCAACCAGTGCTTGTACCACGTAGGGTTCAACCAGGGGCCTATCAGCGGCGAGGTGGCATATCCAGCGTTTACCCTCGTTGGCGTTGATAAACATCTGGATGAAATCCTGCATGGCAGGACTCCTGAGATAGAACGTCGCGTTGGCGAGGTGAGTGGTGCCGTAATACTTCTTGCGTTGACGACTGGCACCACCGGCGACGTCAGAGCGAACAACCCCGGCCTGACGCGACCGGGTGAAGCCTGACACTAATGGAACCAACGGCTTTCCGCCATACGTCAGGGTGTCGAGGTCGCTCACATCTCCTTTCGTTGCCATTAGACTTTACTCCGCACGTTAAAATTACTCTTCATCTGCTTGGTGCTCTTACTGTTCCGGTTACCCAGTACGGACGAAACGCCACTATCGATATTCTGGTTGAATACCTGCTCGGCGATGATACGGACAGTGTCTTGGTCAACCTGCTCGGTGCGATAGGTGGTACCTTCAACCCGGTTCTCGATGACGATGTTAGTCTGGCTTCCACCCATCATCTTAGCGGTATCCTCACGGGAAGTCACTCGTGCAGGCCCTTGAATCAACTGACCATTCACCAGTTCATCACCGTACTCGGACACGATACCGAGTTGACCGGAGGGGATGGTACCGCCTTTGTCATAAGCCCCAGCGATAGTCTGACCGGCGATGATACCTGCTGACGCATACCCTGTTGCCCGGATCATAGTAGAGACTGGGATACCGAACACACCGAGTTGCCCCAGCGCCTTGGTTGCTGCCAATTCGGTGTTGACGATGGTCTCAGCCAGCGCAATAGCCTGGTTCATGTAGAACAGCGCAGCGGCTTCTTTACTGCCTTCCTCAGCGAACTGAGCCAACTGACCAAACACCTTACCCAGTGACCCGGTGAATGTGGCGTAGTTTTCGAGTTGCCCAACCAACAGGTTATTGTTTATCTCAGCCACGGCGGCCACGTGACGTTCAGTCTCACTCTCGATCAGAGCGTTGATACGTTGCTGTTCAGCCAGGTTTTCTTCACCTGCCGTCTTTTTCTGAGCATTGAGAACCGCAAGGTTACGAGCAAACAGGTCATTCTCGAAACCAGTGGGGTCTTCTTTCCCCATCTGTTTCCGCTGGGCCTGTTCGAGCTGCTTACGAATAGTCTCGCGCTTCTGATACTCACCGGCTAACTGTTGGGTCTTCCACTGTTCCAGAGCGGCATAGGCTTCATCAGTGCGCTTGTCGGTACCTGTGTGCTGCACGAAGTCATCAATGATGTCCTTGCGGCGCTCATACTCCTGCTCGATGGTCTCGGTCGCCTTGGTGAGCGACATGTACTCGGCCTGGAATGCTCGCTCGCGGGCCTGAGTGATTTGCTTCTCGGTGGCTGATGCTTTCTTCTGGGCTTCTTCGTTGTTCTTGATGGCGGCTTCACGAGCGTCGAGCGCGTCTTTCTCATTGTGATAGACGTTGATTGCGTTCTCTACAGCCCTTCTCTGCTCGTCGGTAGCATTGGAACCAAGCTCTTGGGAAGCGGTGAGAAGATCTTGTTCCCTACTGGTTTTACCGAGCTGGGCAGTCTGTAACCCGTATTGCTGCAATAACTCTTCAGCAGCATCCTTGGCGTTTTTAGTCGCTTCGATATTCTCAGTCTGAGACCGGGTCAACGTATCAAGCTGGTCCTCTTGCTTGATGATGCTTTCAGACAGTTGCTCACGTTTTGCCGACAATTCAAGAAGTGTTTGAGCGTCGGATTGAGACAACTCAATGCCTTTTCTCTGCTGCTCCTGTAAGAATCCGAGTCGAGAAAGACTGTCCACTTCAACGAGTGCCTTCTGGTCGTCGGCAATCTTTTTCCTCAGTTCAATCGAGGCTAGTTCTTTTGTGGATTTAGTGAGCGTATCGACCTTACCGATAAGCTCGTCCATATCCTTACCGGCAACATTCATAGAACCGACAAGCGCCCCACCGATGGCACCAGCCACTGCGATGATAGCACCGACCAGTGCGCCGGTCGGGCCGAATGCTGCTGCGAGCTGTGAGCCCTGCTGGGAGAAGATAACGAACGCGCTGGTTCCTAGCTGAGCCTGTACCGCAACGTCTTGGAGCTGCCAACCAAGC